ATGGAATCAATAATAAACGCACCTATAGAAGAGGTTTTTAACTTTTTCAAAAATCAATACCCTACTACTTGGGATCAAAAAATAAATGAAGGCAAAGAAGCTATTGCAAACATGATTCGTTTATACCATTTGCCAGCTGTAGAAGCTGTACAGAAAGCCATGGAAACTTCGGGGAATTTTACGGAACCCCTTGTTGTTCTTTCTGCTTTATTCGTCATTATGCGCACACAACGCATAAACAACGAAATTGAACAAATTATTTCGCAGGAAATTAAACTTGAAACATCAGATAAATTTTCAAGCCGTGAAGCAAATGAGCTGAGACTTATTTACTCAGAAAAAAAGAAAATTCTTCAACAAGAATTACAAGGTTTCTTAGCTGAAATCCCTGTAATAACAAATAATAATAAACTAAACTAAAATAATGCGATATACAGAAAGCTCCATAGACGATGTGCGGAATGTTGACATCGATAAGATCGTATCGCGTTATTGCGAATTAAAAGGGTCAGGTTATTTACTGACCGGAAAAAGTCCTTTTAATGTAAACGATAGGACACCATCGTTTACCGTTAACAAAACAAAAAACAATTTTGTGTGCTACAGCACACAAAAAAAAGGTGATGGATTAAAATTTATCATGGAAATTGAAAATTGTAGTTTCCATGAAGCTGTCGAAAAAATAGCAGATATAGGAGGCGTTATTTTACAAAAAGAAGCCGTATCTGATGAAGTGATGAAAAAAGAAACCGAAAAGGAATCTTTATTACAAATAACACAGTGGGCTTCTACTAAATTTCAAGAAGCCTACAATAAACTTTCCCAAGAGCATTGGGCAAAAGTTATGGTTAAAGAAAGAGGTTTTACTGATGAAACCTTGCTCTTGTTCGATATAGGATATGCTCCTGACGAATGGCAGTATCTGACTAATCCTACAATAGCCATGGCTAAATATGAACCTGCTAAAACTGCTGGTTTAATAGCTGTTTCTAATGAAAAATCGTATGATTTTTTTAGGAATAGATTAGTTTTTCCGATCCACGATGTTCGTGGAAAAATAATAGGATATACTGCTAGAATAAGCAACACGGGGACAGATGCCAAGTATGTAAATTCACCGCAAACGCCTTTGTATAATAAATCGAAATCAGTTTATGGTATTTACCAAGCCAAAGGCGCTATGGCAAAAACAAAAACGGTAATTATAACAGAAGGTCCTACTGACGTTATCGCCTTACATCAAGCTAATTGTGCAAACGCAGTTGCTACTGGAGGTACAGCATTGACTCCTGACCAATGTAAGCTTATGGCTCGTTTTGCGAGTACCGCTATACTTTGTCGTGATAATGATGGTTTCGACAAAGATGGCAACCCTAAGGCGGGTACCGTTGCGACATTGAAAGACATTAATATGTTACTTTCTCATGGGTTTAGAACAAAAATATTAGTCCTACCCGAAAATGAAGACCCTGACAGCTGGTCCCGTAAATGTGATGATTTTCCGAAATACGTATCGGAAAACACCAAAGATGCAGTGATATGGAAAACGCAGTATTTATTTAATTTTTCGGGTTCTGACCCTTACAAAAAAGATGAAGCAGTTAGTCAAGTAGCTGAAATGTTGTTTGAAATAAATAGCGATTTAATTACCGCTGATTACATCAAAGATTGCGCTGCGATTTTTGGCATCAAACAAAATGTTTTAAAAGGCAAAATTGAAATATTAGCTACTAAAGCCATTGAAAAAGCTAAAAACGAACCTACTAAAACCACAGCAGAGGATTTAGGACTACCCGAAGGAGCTGATTTAGCAGAGTTTATGAAACATCGTTATGTAACTGTAGGAAATTCTTGTTGGTTTCAAGGGCGTGGTGCTAATTTTTTTAAAGGTACAAATTACCGTTTAACGCCTCTATTTCATGTTTATGGAAAAGGCGATAATAAAAGACTATGCGAAGTAATTAACGAAGATGGTCACAAAAAATTAATTGATTTTGATTCTGCAGATTTCGTTTCTAGAAATAATTACGATGTGGCATTGCTAAATGAAGGCTATTATGTAAACATGGAAAATTTTGGAAGTAAAGAGTTTACCATAATGCGCAACCGTATCATGTCTGATTTTATTATGGCCTACGAGTTAAAAACGTTAGGCTATCAAAAAGAAGGTTTTTTTGCCTTCGCAAACAAAATTTACAACAACGGAAAATTGCTTGACGTGAACAAGTATGGTATCGTTCAAGTAGACACAAAGGAAAATAAAGAAGATAGTTCTGAATACAATAAATCCGTAAATCACTACTATTCTCCTTCTTGTTCAGAAATATACAAACATTCGCGTGAAGATGATGACCCGTATGAGAATGATAGGTACTTTGTCTATAAACAATCTCCAGTTACTTTGAAATCATGGATGAAACAATTGAAAATTGTGTATGGAAAAAAAGCGCATACAGGTATTGCTTTTATCATCGCTTCAATGTTTCGTGATATTTATGTAAAAAGGTATCAGTTTTTTCCTCATTTATTTTTATCGGGCGAAAAAGGTTCTGGAAAATCGAAGTTTGGGGAATCGCTAGTGGCTTTATTTACATATAAGCAAGAACCGTTTGACTTAAACAGTGGTACCCCCGTAGCCTTTTACCGTCGTCTATCTAGAATTATGAATGCGCCCACTATGTTGGAAGAATTTCACGATAATGTGGATGATAAAATTTTCCAATCCTTAAAAGGTGCTTACGACGGTCGTGGTAGAGAAATGGGTAAAGCTACTTCAGACAATAGAACAACGACCACAAAAGTCAATAGTTCTTTGATTATTTTATCACAATACCTATCGTCACGTGACGACAACTCACTTACTTCTCGCTCAATTATTGAGCATTTTGTAAAACAAATAGAAGCTTTTACAAATGAGCAGTTAGAAAATTATTCAAAATTAAAAGAATGGGAGGAAGAGGGTTTGTCGTCTATGTTAATAGAAATTTTACAACATCGTGAATTTGTAGAAAAACATCTGCATGAAGCCTTTGCTTCAATTAACAAAAAAATCAAAGAGCAACTAAAAGGTAAAGAATACCAGGAGCGAATGCTACAAAACTACGTGTGTTTACTTGCTCCGTTAAAACTTTTGCAGAACAAAATAGAATTCCCTTTTAGTTATGATGAAATTGAAAACCAATTTTTAGAAGCTATCATTGACAGTTCCGATTTGATTGTTGAGAGTGAAGGCTTAGCTGAGTTTTGGAGGACTTTAGAGTATTTGTTAGATAGAAAACCGTTCTCTTTACTGATTAAAGGCAGTCACTTTATGATAGACGAGCCTATAAGTATTTCGCTTCAAACTAGAAAAGGAGAAGCGGACAGAAAATGGGATAATACAGATAAAAAAAGAGTGCTTTTTTTGCGTTTAAATGCGGTGCATCCGCTTTATCACAAGGAAATTTCTACCCGTGACGGTATGGAAGTAATTACTGAAAATACTTTGCGCAATTACTTTAAAAGTAAAAAATACTTTATCGGCGCTGTATCAAAACACCAGTTTAAAGATGCTCGAACCTCTGCCTATGTATTTGATTATGACATGATGGAAAACAGCGGGATTTTAAATTTAATCCGTCAAGAAAATGCTGAAGGATTCACAGGAGACAAAGACGAAGACGACGATTTACCTTATTAAAAGATGAAAGCTTCAGATAAATACATGAGTTGGTGCTTAGCGCACAAAATTAGAATCTATCCTGTGCCTGTCCGTCAAACCTCAAAAGGGGAATACTACTTAGTCGTAGAACGTAATGGCAGAGGAAGCAAAGGACAACAAGTATTTAGAGATAAGCCATTGAAAGGTGAAAAAACGTGGTGGGAACAGATAAACGCATTATATCAATTAATTTATGAAAAAGAAAACAAATCCGTGTAATGGCAGTTGCGAAATATGCGACTGTCACAATATTAACCCTAAAAATTAAAACAAATGAAAAAGAGTACAAAAATCACCTTCAGAATTGAAGCCGAAAAAAAAGAATATGCCGTTTCAAAACGAGCAGAAGCCTTGAGTATTATAGCTGATTTACAAACTAATCACGTATCACCTATTGTTTTCTTCAACGACGAAGAAAAGAGCGCTGTAATCTATAGCAAATCGTCTCACGAACAGAATTATAGAATAAATCCAGCAGAATACGTTGCTCCACAAATTGTAGAAAAGCTAGAAGTTGTATAAATGAATCACCCTAAACACTGCGAGCTTACGGTTAGACGGGTTCTGTTGCTTTTCTATTTGAATCATAATAATAGTTCAGCACAGATCGCACAGGAACTGAACCTCATGCAATATGATGTGGATAGAATTTTGACCACACATTTGAAAAATAGGGAGTTTGCAGTGTTTGGGTCTAAGATGAATGGGTAACGTGTTGCAACTTGGCGATGTGGCGGATTAATGAAACCAAATGTATCGGTTTATGACTGATTTGGTAAGTACAAAACCAACTTTAAATTAATAACTAAAACCGACATATTGCCAAATTGCTGTTATGCATTGGGCGGATATTTTAATAAAAACGAACTTATGAAAAACCTTGACGGTTACACTGACGAAAGACAAACAAAAGGATTTTATTTTAAATCTGATAGTTGTATTACTAAACATTTTTTAATAAAAATAGAAGTTAAGCAAATAGAACATAATTGCCTAGCAACTATTTATGAACTTGAAGATATTCCACAAGAAAATGGAAACTTAATAATTTTAGAAAATGGTTCTGAAATAGCAAGTGCAAATATTGAATACTTGTGCGAGATTGATTTATGGAATAAATACTATTTTCCGAAATTTAAAGATGGAAGTTACCAATGGTACTATGATTTTGACGGAAAAGGAAATGAGGATGAAATTACTGCATTATATGATGTAATGAAGTTTGCTATGAAATTAGGATTAATAACTGCTAAAATCACGCTTTATTAGTTCTTATAAAAACGGGTTACAGCCTTGTTGCTAACGGAAAGAGTGTTTCTTCGGGCGGGACTTTTGAAAACAAATTTATCAACTTAATTCAAAATTTTATATGGAAACGAAAATATCATTAAACCACGAAAACCCGCCTGCGGCAAAACCATTGTTAGGCGATGTGCCTTTCACGGATGCAGACGGTAAACCAATTTTTGTAGGTGCTGTTATTGAACAAACTAATTTTAATGGTGAGCAATATTTAGCAAGGTATGAAGTAGTCGTTGATCCAGCGGATAATGAAGTTTGTCTTTTAATGCTTCAAGGAAACGAAAAAGCAATGAGCCTTTTTAAAAGCTACAAATATTCGGCTTTTGGAAGTGTTATAAACGGTAAACTTCGTAAAGGTCGGGTTGTAGGGCGTATCGCCTAACGTAAATGCTTTGCGAGGTTTTTCGGAATGCACAAAACCAAGCATCGGATTACAAACAAAGATTACAAGTACAAAACAAACATTAATATTAACCAAAAGCCGAAAATCATCGCAAAACACCTGTTAGCAAATCGGCTTTATAAAACACAGAACTATGTTTAAACTAACAGAAAAAGCAAGAGAAGAGTTTTTAATTGATTTAGAATTGGATTTACCTCTTGAAAAAATTTTAGAATCGATGTCAGATTACGAATTATTAATGAAACAAATGATGTTTTTTGATAAAATAGTAGGTTTTGATTTTCAACATATTTTAAAGAAAGCACTAAAAAACTATCATCAAGGATTATTTAGTCAGTTTGTTTCAGCTATTGAAAAAGCAAACAAAAAGTATAACGAAAGTTATATTTTACATGTAAAAATTTAACACAAACTACTTCAATTTCCGTTCAAGCACTTGTTATCGGAAGTCCTTTTGTCAATTAATTATAAACCTAAAATAATTATAAAATATGTTACTAACATTTACAAAGCCAAATTTTGAGGGCTTAATAAAAGAAAACATCAAACAGCACACAATTAGAGCCGACAAAAATAATCGTTGGAAAGTTGGTAATACAATTCAGTTTTGGAATGGTAATCCAAGAAATGTTCACGCAAAAAACAAGCCACATCAATTTGGTACTGGTGTTTGTTCAAGAATTGAAAAAATAGAATTTCATTGGTGGAAACCTGAAAATAAAGAATTGTACCCAAATGATTTTGATGATATAGAAAATGAAAGGTACTGCGATGTTTATATTAACGGAGAGGTCCTTATGACTGAAGTTGTAGAAGCATTAGCAATCAATGATGGGTTTGAAAACAGTTTAGAGTTTTTTAAATTTTTTAATGAGGATTTTGTCGGTAAAATCATTTTTTGGAAGGACTGTGTTTGGTCGTAGGATTTCCGCTAACCTTAAAGCATTGTAGTCAGTTGTGGTTAGACTGGTATGATGTTTCTATTAAAGACTGAAACTAACCGAGTAAAAACAAATTATTAATTAAGCCTTAACCCACAATTGCTACAATGCAGTGTTAGGCACAGTTTATTTGAATATGAAAATACTTAATTTATATGCTGGATTAGGAGGAAATAGAAAAGATTGGGGGAATGAACACGAAGTAACTGCAATAGAATTAGAACCTAAAATTGCAGAAGTTTATAAAGCTAATTTTCCTAATGATACGGTAATTGTTGCAGATGCTCACGAATATTTGCTTGAACACGCAGACGAATTTGATTTTGTTTGGAGCTCACCTCCTTGTCAAACACATAGCCGAATGATGAAGGCTACAAGACATAAAAAGAAAAGATTTACAGATATGAGTTTGTATCAAGAAATTATTTTTTTACAGCACTTTTACAAAGGTAAATTTGTTGTTGAAAATGTAAAACCTTTTTACGAACCATTGATACAACCAACTGCGAAATTAGGAAGGCATTATTTTTGGGCGAATTTTGAAATAGATGAAAATTTTGAAATGCCAAATTTTAAAAACTTTATCACAGCAGGCACAACTGAAGAAACTGAAAAACTAAAAGAATGGTTAGGCATTAAATATGATGGTAATATTTATTACAAAAACAATCATTGTCCTGGTCAAGTTTTAAGAAATTGTGTTCATCCTCTTATGGGTAAGCACGTTTTAAATTGTGCCTAACGGAAAAGGCTTTACGTTCGTTGCGTACAAGTACACCAAAACATTAAATTAAACACTAAAAATAACAAAAATGAAAGACACTTTAAATACAGAAAATACCAGCAATGATGTAAAACCAAAGTTAAATGCAGTATTTATAACCTCTTATTTGCCTTATGGAGTTAAGATTTACGAACAAAGATATTCTTTAAAATACGATTTAGTAGGTTTCTGTGACGATTCGATTTTTGCAAAAGATACATTAGGAGAAATATTTTCTTTTGTTCCGCAATATGGTATTGATAAATTGATTTTGTACCCTTTAAGTTCTTTAAAAGAAAACATATTAGTAAACGGAATCGAAATGAATCCAATTGCAAACCTAAAATTACAAGGTTATAATATGAATTTTGATGATGAATACACATTAGAAGATTTTATAAATGGTAACTTTTTAAATAATTCTTATGGTTTTATCGAATTGCTTTTTGAATGGCACTTCGACGTATTCGGACTTATTGAAAAAGGTTTAGCAATTTCTAAACACGATGTTAAGTAATATTGCATTTAACTACTATATGTATAAAAAACAATGTATAATCAATAAACACAACACTTTAAACCATGAACATTCCTAAGTACATCGAAATGTATCGGAAAGAGTTGAAACTAAAAAACTATTCTGATAACACAATAAAAAACTACTCCTGCCAAGTGGAGTTATTTTTGAGAAATCATGAAGAACAGTTCACGGAGCCTGCAAAAATAAATGAGCAGGCTATTAAAAACTGGTTGCTTCAATTTAAAACCCGAAATGCGATGTGTCATTCGCTTTCTGCTTTGAAATTGTTTTATTCAAAAGTGATAAAACAACCAATGAAGTTCAAGTATATTCAATATCCACGATCAGAACGGAAACTCCCGAAAGTTATGGATAAGGATTTTTTGATTGATAAAATTTCTAAGATTGAAAACTTGAAACATAAAGCAATACTAACCCTTACTTACTCTACTGGAATGCGTGTTAGTGAGGTTTGCGGTTTAAAAATTAAAGACATTGATAGTAAGAGCATGCTTATCCTTATTCGTAACGGAAAAGGCAGAAAAGACCGTTATGTTCCGCTTTCAAAAACGACCTTAGATACTTTGCGTGCTTACTATGTTGCCTATGAGCCTAAAGAATATTTGTTTAACGGACAGTTTGACCTGCAATACTCTCCTAGAAGTTGCAATCAAATTGTAAAGCAATACTTAGGCAATGAATTTCACTTTCACCAACTACGGCATAGTAATGCTACGGCATTGCTTGAAGCAGGAACTGATTTACGAGTGATACAGCAATTGTTAGGGCATAGTAGTTCAAAAACCACAGAAATATACACTCACGTATCTGCGAACATGATAAACAAGGTAGTCACTCCTATTTAATTGCTAAAAAATCAAAAATAGCACCACGCAATAGCGTGGTGCTATTTTTGATTTTTAAAAATCCCCCGTACCCCCTAAATTAAAAAATTGGTTCAATTTTTTTTCAAAAAGATAAAAAGTGGTTGCAAAGCGTTCCCAGCGTTCCCACGTTCCCCAATACTTATATTATTACTTTAAATAAGTATATTAAGTATAATAAAATCAATAGATTAGATAGTATTTGTAAAAATCTAAATTTGCGGGAACTATGCGGGAACTATGCCGAACCGTTTTTTTAGGGTTCGGCAAAAAAAGGGTGGTTTCCCCATGTTCCCCAAATTTAGGGAACACTTTTTCCTTATTTTATGCGGGTTGGGAACGTGGGAACGAAAATTTTAAAAAAGAATGGGTTTTAAAACGTTTTTCACTTTTTTTTTAGTGTTTTTGAAGGCATTTGATTGCTAAAAAGTAGGTTTTTTTGTATATTTGACTGAATACCAAAGACTTAACCTAAAAAATGACTGAAATAAAAATTCCTGTTAAAAAACACATCAAAAAATACTTGGAAAACAAGTATGGTAAAGAGCATAAAATAAGCAAAAAAACCTTTATCGGTTTTTTCTTGACCGAAATGCTAGAGAAAAAACTCGAAAAAAGCAATCCTTTTCCAGGTGATGTGTACACAGTTACGGTTCCAGAATTTTATTTTAATAAAAAAGGCTATACCATTGATGCTGGAAAGCTCAGAACAATAGGATTAGCCTTTGAAAGTTTGTTTGACCACGATTTTGTCCATTATGTAGACAATAGACTTCGAGAAGGAGAAACTAATGCCTATAAATGCGTTCAAAATTTCTTGAAACTGTATGATATACGTGAAGATGAGTTAAAACTCGAATCGATGTATCGAAAATACCAGCGTCATGCTGGTGAAAAAATAAAGGTTAAAAAAAATAATTTAGTAAAAGTTTAGCATAAAAACAATGCGAACCCCTGTAAAATAAGAGGTTTTTGTACGACAGCTTTATAAAAAAAATATAAAAAAAATGAATTTCAATTGTAAAGAACAATTAGCGGGTGTCGCTGAGTTAGATTTTATCTTATTGACTGAAACGGCAAACTGGCCGTTAGTTTTAACCGACCAAAATTCATCACAAATAGTATTTACTCCTGAGTCTGTTTCGGTTGAAGCTGTAGTAAAACCTGATAGTATTAAGGTAAATGTGAATAAAAAGGTAGCTCCTGAGGGTGTTGTACATCAAATTACTATGAAATTGATGTTTTTAACACGAAGCGAAAGCCTTGAACAGCTTTTGGAACAATATGAAGGGCAACCAGGTATTGTAATAGCTAAACTTAATAATGGATTTCAAAAAATATATGGTACTAACGATGAACCGTTGTACTTGCTTTACGAAGTAGAGGAAGGTGATAAGCCTGACGGTGAAAGCGGAACGACGCTAGAAATAAAAGGAGAAACCCGTAGCCGTCCTGTGTATTACAGTGTTTAAAAACGCTGTCCTATTTTAAGAATACGCCATGGAATAATATTGTACTGTGAAATAATAGTAACGGTACAATATTTTTATTTTGGAACAAAACCTACATACTTTATTAGCCAGTCCACTTTACATTAATGAAATGTATGGCGTTTCCTTGATTCCTACTGCTATTAAAATTTTTAATAATAAAGAATCATCAGCGGATAACAGGGAAAAACGCATCGCATCTTTACAATCGTCAGTTGAAAATTCGGGCATTAGCAGTACAGCTAACAAGGTGGTTATTGTAGATTTTATACAGCCTGTAGTTAAATTTGACGTTTACCCTTATTGGATGGGTACCAAAACCTATACTAAAATATTGAAACAACTTGAATCAGACGAATCTGTGGCTGGAGTTGTTTTGAATATTGATAGCGGTGGCGGTCAAGTTTACGGAACACCAGAGTTTTACGATTTTATTAAAAATTATTCTAAACCAATAGTTGCCTATACTGATGGGTATATGTGTTCCGGTGCTTATTATATAGCGGGAGCTACTCAAAAAATAATTGCGAACAAACGAGCAGATGCTATCGGCTCTATAGGTGCGTATGCGACCATAATAGATGGAAATGGTATTATTGAACACTTTGGTGGCAAGGTACACACACTGTATGCTACTCATTCTACAGATAAAAATTCAGAATATCGAGCTGTAATCGATAACGCAGATTATGAGCCGTATATTAAAAATCAATTAGACCCTATTGTTGAGACTTTTGTATCCGATATGAAAGCTATGCGACCACAGTTAAAAGAAGAAGTTTTTAATGGTGGTACTTGGACAGGCGAACAGGCACTCTCTTTGGGCTTGATAGATGAGCATGGAACTTTAGATACTGCCGTTCAAACAGTTTTCAATTTATCTCAAAATAGTAATTCAAAATCAAATCATATGAACACAAAGTCACTTCCTAAAGTGGAAGCTACTTTAGGTTTAGATGCTCCATTAGCTCTTAATGAGAATGGGAGCTATTTAAACGTGGAGCAGTTGGATGCTTTAGAAACCCGCTTAGATTCTTTAGAGTCTGAAAAAGCCAACTTAGAAGAGCAGTTAGCTACTTCTAATACTTCAAAAGAAAATGCGGTGAACGCCATTACGGCACAATTGACCGAAGTTAAAAACAATGCGCAAAAGGTTGAAAGCTCAGTAGATGCTATTTTAACCAAAGCTGGTATGAGTACTGAAGGTACTTTAGCTGAAAAGCTTTCTGCTTTAGAAACGAAAGCGGAAGCGTATGGAAAAGGCGATGGTGCTAAGGGTACTACCCCTAGAATTGATGCGAACGCATCTGTAACGTACGACTTTATTGATAAAGAAGCTGGGCACAACAAATTAATTGATTCTGTTTTAGGGTCTTAACCTTTTTAAAATAATTTTATGAATACAAAAATTCAAGACGTAAAAAAAGAAATTGGGGAATTTTTAAAAAACAATCCCACAATTATTACTGCTGGAGTTTATTCTTCTGAAATTACGATGAATAAATATACGAAGCCTATTACAGCAGTAAAAGGCAAATTTCCACAGTTTCATTCTATTATGAGCAATGTGGTACAAGGGTTTAGTACTGAGTGGACAGCACTTGGACAGGCTAGTTTGAAAAGCAAAAAGCTTGAAAATTACCATCAGAAGGTAAACTTTCCTTTAATTCCGCAAGATATTTTGAATTCTTATTTGGCTGAAATGTATGTGGAAGGGAAAAAAGCGGATGAGCATCCTTTTTCAAAATACATTATCGAAGAATTGATGGCTAAGGTCGTAGATGATTTGGAAGAATTGTCACAAACGGCTGAGTACAATCAAGCTACAGCTTCAGGAAATTATGGTAGTTCCTTAAACGGAATTTCTAAAGTGGTACAATTAGCTAAGGCTAATACGGAACATCCAGCGTATAAAATCCCTTTGAACGTGATTACTCCCGCTAATATTTTAGATGAAGTAAAATCGTTTGAGAAAAAGTTACCTAAAAAAGTTCGTGGAAAAATCAAGAAAATTTTCATGAGCGAAAATCTATTGTTGACTTATGCTGACCAGTACGAACAGCATTACGGAACAAAAGTAACTTATACAGATGCAGACACTGTTAAAACTCCTCTGTTGAAAAAAGAATTGGTAGGATTACCTAATATTCCAGATTCGTTGATTTTTGCAACTGTAGAAGGGAATATGGTGCGTTTGATTGATGTGTTTGACAAACCTCAAGTTACCGATTTACAAATTCAGGATTATGTCCTTAAAATTTTCATGGAATTCTGGTTAGGATATGATTTCCTAATCAACGAGTTAGTGTATGTAGCTTCATTTGACGCATCCCCTAAAGGATTGGGTAATGCTACTTTAAATAATTTGTATTACAAATCTGAAAATTTATAAAATGGGAAAAACAACTACAAATTCAACAGCATCAGTATCAGATGCTGTTGAATCAGTAATCTCAAACGAAATTCAAAGTATTGAAACGTTACAGCAAGAGAATTTAGCATTGAAAGAAGCTAATGAAGAAGCTTACAAAAAGATTTCGGAATTAATGGCTCAATTAGAGGAAGTTCCTGAATTGAAGGCTCAATTAGAGGAAGTTTCTGAAATGAAAGCGCGTTTAGAGGATGAAAATCAGTATTTGAAAAGTTTATTAGAAACTTCAGACAAGGATTTAGAAGCTAAAGTAGAAGGAGCTGAGATTGTTTTGAATCCTATTTCGTTTGAAATTGAGGGAGAAACCTATTCGTTTACTGATGATTGCCCTGAGAAGCTTCAAATTGATGGTAAAGTATATGCTTTGTCTGATTTGTTAAAACAAGAAGATATTTTGATGTCGCTTGTGGTGAGTGAAAATTGTTTCATTAAAAAAAATTAATTTATGGCTATCAATTTAGAAGATATAGGCGGTACACCTTGTGAGCCTGTAGGTGGTACTTCAGGTAAAATATACTATGCGTTGCTGAGTGATTTTGCAACGGTGGCGCAGCCTAAAAATATTTGTGATGCAAATCCTGATAATGCGGGGGCAGACTTTGACGATTTATCGACCATAGCAACCAATCACGTGTTTAAGCAAGGAAAATGCTTTAAAACTATTGATTGTATCTTAGAAACTATTTCGCTTGAGAGCAAGCAGATAGGCGAAACTGGTCGTCATTTGTTTGAGAACACGATGAAGTTTGAAGTAGCTGATTCGAACGAGAAAGTTTTAGGCTTTGCTCGTTTCATCAAAAATCAAAACGTGATTGTGTTGTTTGAGGAGTTTGGTTCAGGGCGTTTGCGTCAACTTGGTTCAGGGCGTTTGCCTGCTAGAGCTAAAGATTTTACGCAATTGCTTGAGGCTACGGTGGAAGGTAAAAACAGTTTGTCAGGAACGTTTTACGATAAAAATTTAGGCGTAGCACCTATCTACAAAGGAGATCTACTTCTAACCCCGCAGCCGTAGTTATTTATTTTTAACTTTTTATTAACAAAATGCACGGATAAACCGTATATAATACAGTAAAACAATAATGTACATTTGCGCAAATTTAAAAATAGTTAACATCTTTTTGATAACTATTTTAAAATTAGATAGAAAACTTTCTTTTCCGGTGTATTTTTATTGAAATTTTAAAAAATATAACACATGAAGATTTTTTTCTTAATATTAATGTTCTTTTCTCTGATTTCTTGTTCTGTTGATGAGATAGTAGAGGAAGATTCTAAGTCAAAAATTTATGAAAAACAAAAATATATTGAATCTTCGTCTTTGTCAAGATACGAAATTGACCCTGAAAAGATTAAACCACCTAGAGGTGGATAGTATTTTGGCGGTTTTCCTTATTATGACCCCTTTTTTTTTCTATATATACAAATGTTTCCCAGATACTAAGCAATGGGAAACATTTTTTTTTACCTATAATTCTAATTTTTATGAAAATGTTCGCTCGTTTGCTTGGGTATTTTTGCAAAAATTCATTTGGCTTACTTTGATGATTATTTGGTTTTTTACCAATAGCAAATGGTGGAACAAGGCGTTGCTTCCCATTATTGGTATGCTTGTTTATCAATTAATTATATTGATTTCAGATGATATTAAACGTAAAGACGAACCCGAAATAGAAAGTTATATGGTAGTGCCTATAGCTGTAGTCGTCTGTATAGGATTATTTTTAATACACCAAAAACTAAAACCGCTGGCAATGGCTTTAGATCTAAAAGATGCTATAGATAAGGAACTGGAAAAGACTTTGGAAGAATTAAATACCCCTAATACATGAAAAATTTAGCAACTATTTTACGAAAATTAGAAATAATAAGCGTTGAAAAAAACGCGGGCAAACGTCAGGAATTGCTTTTTGGCTTACGTGCCGAGCTTCAACAAGTTTTTATGCAGGACATAACTACAACGGTTTTTGAGCATCACGATATTAGCGAGGTGCTGGGCGACTTGCAGCAGATGTATTTTAATTTTATGACTAACGATGAAACCTCGGGCATAGACCGTCAGAGTGCTACGGTGACTTATATGACCTTAGCCAAACTGTTAACGGCTTTTGATAAACTGGTGCCACCTAATGAGGTGAAAAAAGTAACGATTAGTGTTTAATTTAATTTTTATAAAATGAAAAAGTTTTTAAAGTATTCAGGAATATTTTTTCTGATTGTTATGGTTGTAAATTTTATTTTTATTGCAACTGGAATTACCAAAGTATCTGATCCGGTTGAAGAAGATAAAAAAGAAATACCTATAAAAGAATATCATTTACTGTCTGATACAGATAAAGATAGTGAAATTTCTTTATTTGCAAATCACAAAAAGTACGAAGAACAATATGCACGTTTGTATTATATGGTCAAAGATGGATGTGCTAAATTAGTCAAATACCCAGAAACACTTGAGTTTTTATCTTATAATGATGAGTGGGTTAGCAAAGAAGATTTTGTACTTACCAAGAAAAACTTTTTTATAAATGATTTAAAAAAAGGTCTTATAGATATTGTTGTTGATTTTAGAAGTGAAAATAACTTTTCTCAAAAGACAAGAAATAAATTGATTTTGACAATAAAATTTAAACAAGAGAAAGATTTTGATTTAGTAAAAACAAAAATTGAATAGTGTTTTTATAAAAAGTTTAGTAAAAGTTTAGTATTTTAAAATAAACTTTTGTAGGTTTGTCTTGCAAAACATTACTAAGGAGAAATCCTTTTACATTTATTACATTAACGATAAGCGATAGCCTCGTCATGGTGAAGGAGTACGAAAGTACCCTAACTCATTCCTTAGAATGTTTTGCACACCTAACACGGGGCTATCGTGTATTTAAATATTTTCTAGTATGCAAAAAGAAAGTAACAACACCGTACACATACCTACGCTACAGCAGATAGAGCGTGAGGTATTTTTTGCTAACTCAGTAAGCGAGGTAAGCCATGACCTTGACAGGGGGTTAGTTTGTTTTATGAATTCTATAGATGCGGATGATTTAGAAAACCGCATGAGTTTTTTAACGAGTTACTGGGCCATAAAGCGCACCCTTGCGGTGATACAGCTCAAACAGAATCCTGAACAATGTGACGATATAACATGTAGTTTCTTATTATAAGCAAAGCGGTCAATGAGACCGCTTTTTTTGTGTCCTATTTTTTACACTTTCCAAAGTGGAAATTTGTTTAAAATACAGATGTTTAATGAATCTTATACTCGATTGGTTTTCTCGGGGTTGCCCCTATAATGATGGCGTTGCGTTGTATGCTACGGTAAAAGGCTACAACGCTCACTTGTTGCGTAATTTTCAAAAAAAGGAAACGGCACTACTGCTTGAAAAACTAAAGTACGAACTGCGTAAGCATCTTGCTACTGCGCCTGTTCCTGTTGTCAAAAAGGAGGTGGTCCCACCGCTCCCTGCTCCTGTTCCTACGGTTCAAGTTTCTAAAACGAATTCGTTATTTTTTCACGAACTACCCGAAGCCTTACGCCCTGTGTTGTTGCAGGCAAACACTTTGTTTAAAGAAATGTGTTTGCTTAAAGTGCAACTTAATGAGTTACCTATTTTTAAAGAAAAAGAGGCATTAGCCTTACAACTCGATATTTCCATGAAGCGCAAAGCCAACGCGCTATGCTGGAAGAAAATAGATTATTGGAAAACCCACAAGCTTATCCTGGAAGAAAAGGCAACAGGCATTGAGGCTTTGTCGCCTGAGAAAAAGGTGTTAAAGCGCCAGCATCTGTACGCTTCAATTTCTAAACTTACTAAACGCATTGCAGATAATGAGGCGTTGTACCTCGCTACAACGAACTTAAAAGAGCGTAATGTAATAGATCGTAAGTTGGTGAAACAAAAAGCGAATTTATTAGAACAACAAACTGATTTGCAACGCTTAAACGAATTGATTAATGGCTAAGAAAGAACAAATGCTGGTAAAGCTGGGTGATAGTACGTTTGATAAAATACAAGCGTATTATGTGAATCCAGATAAAAACGAGTTGAGCGAAACGGTTAATGATATTCGTTTACGCTGGTTAACGGTTTTGAATTTGCGTCGTAATGGCTATGCTAAGTTTAAGGTTGCTAATATGTTGGAGCGTGATTATGGACTTAGCCAAGCGCAGGCGTATATAGATATACGCAATGCCGAAAGTCTGTTTGGTGATATTTATAAAACCGATAAGGATGTTGAACGGATGTTCTTTAAAGAACAAGTAGCCGATTTTATCAAGCGTGCACGCAAAAAAGGGGATTTGAAAGCGGAAGCTAAAGGATTTGATTTGTGGGCTAAATATGGTGGTTTTGAAGAAGATGACGTTTTTTTTGACGCTGATAAATTTGAGAAAAAAGATATTGAAATAGCGGTAGACCCTAAGCTTGTTGCTTTAATGAAGAAGATGTTTGTCAATGGGGTTGTTGATTTCAACAATATTGATGCCACGGATATTGATTTTACTATAGAAGAAGATGGAGCGAAAGAAGAAGGTAGTTAATCTGCATTTGGGGCAATTAGCCTTTGATTTAGCTCCTCAGCCTATTAAGGTTTTAGAAGCTGGCAGGGGTTGGGGTAAATCCACTATTTTAGGTAAAAAAATAAGGGATTTTGTGGTGAATTTGCCACGTGCTACTATTGCGCTGGTAGGTTCTACCTATTCGCAAATATTGAGCCGTACGCTACCAAGTACTATAGAAGGCTTGGAAATGTTTGGTATTTATCAAGATATTGATTTTGTGGTGGGGCGATGTGGCAAAAAATACGGATACAAAATGCCTTTTCAACCGCCGTCGGGACCTATGGGATGGGGCAATATTATCCACTTTAGCAATGGAACTATTTTTCAATTGGTTTCACTCGACAATCCTAACTCAGGGCGTGGTTTGAACTCTTACGGCATTATTGCTGATGAAGCGGTACTATTAGACAAAACACGTTTGTATAATAACGTACAAACTACTAACCGTGCGCAAAAGGCGGAATTTAAAGGAAACCCGATGTTAGGAGCTGAGATATATGTTTCTTCAACCCCGTTAACTAAAAAGGGTAAATGGTTTGTGGATATGGAGGAATATGCTAAGGCTAATCCTAAAGAGTGTATTTTCTTCAAGGGTTCTGCTTTAAACAATCCTTATTTGCGTAAAGAATGGTTTGAAAAGGTGCGCTTGAACTCTCCTTCTGAACTTATCTACAATGCTGAAATATTGAACATACGCCCGAAAGAAATTACCGACGGTTTTTATGCTAATCTAAACGCATCAGTCCATTATTACGAAGCCTATAAGAATAGCTTTCTGGAGGGGATCGATATTAGCGTTTCTACCAAACATAGCTTCAATTCCTTACAAGATGATGATGTAATACCTAATGAGCCGTTGATTGTTTCTATTGACTTTGGGGTGTTCAACAGTTGCGTGGTATCGCAAGTAGTGGGTAATGAATATCGTGTACTTAAATCAATGTGGGTCAAATCGCCTAAGTTGTTAGATGATTTGTTTTTAGAGCAGTTTATTCCGTACTATCGCCCACACCAAGATAAAAAAGTGTTGCTGTACGGTGGTCACGAGGGTAATAACAGGCTACCTAACAGTAGTCTTACTTTATTTGAACAGGTGCGTGAACTACTAACCTCCCACGGCTGGACAGTTATAATAATGACCCGTGGAGCAGCTGCAACACACTTTGATAAGTACCTATTGGTGAATGCTATGCTAAAAGAGAATTACAATAGACTCCCTAAGATACGTATCAACGAGGCTAACAACACTGATTTAGTTATTGCTCTTGAACGTACCGAAGCTTTAGAGTCTTTGAGTGGCGTGGAAAAGAATAAGAAGGACGAACGAAACAAGGAGTTTCCACAACAACACGCAACACACTTAACAGATGCCTTTGACATTCCTATCGTGACCATGTACAACGATATGTTCAAAGGTTTCAATCAATTTGCTGGCGAATTCCCAATAAGGATTTCCTAAACCACTTTTCATATATCCTACACTTTTCGCTTTTGGAAAGTGTAAAATCTCATAGGGACAGGCGCGCCCTTCGTTTAAATAATAGAATAAATAAATATTTTTAAATAGCTAACCATTTGATTTTCAAGGTTTTTTTGTTTTAAAAAATAGAAAGTGCTTTTTAAAACAATATTCTTAAAAAAAACTAATAATCAAGCACTTAGCCTGTCCTATTTTTTTTTAAAAGGAATCCTCAATTTTGAATCATGGAAACAATATCGCTCGATGAAGCCTTGAAAATATTTAGTATTAAAGATTCTAAAGGGATGTATTTTCCGTTCGATTTAGAATACCGTACGTTCAATGAAAATACCAAACAAGGTGGTAAATTGAAAAGATACAAAGCATGTAAGTATTTGCCTGAGGCATTGGATTTAAACAGTCAAATAAAGGCTACTAATCACTTTGAAAATCGAACCAGAAATATAGAATTGTCTACAGGGGAAATTCGAAAAGTAAATATTGATTTCATTATAACTATTAATAATAAAAAAGTAATATACTAATGCACGAACACTACGGAGAAGTCAGTATTTCAAGCTTGAAAAACGGAACTAAAGCCGTTTATTCTTTCAAAAACACAGTCGATAAAAACAAAGAAACAATTTCTACCGTTAAGATTGACGTAAAGGATAAACAAGGTGTTATTGTTTCGTGGGGAAAAAACAACGATTACCCTCAGAAAATAATGGAAGCCGTTCGATTAAATGGCACTTCTTCTTCTGCCTTGCGATTCCAGCGCAAAGCACATTACGGTAACGGTATTGTTTTTTATAAAGAGGAAGCCGATGCTAATGGGAAAAAAGCGCCAAAGCTTGTTCCTATTACTGAACTCCCTGAAGTGCATGCATTTTTTAAGAAATCCTTTTTCGAGCGTTTCTCAAAAGAAACAATTGCCGATTTAGAATACTTTTCGATAGCATTCCCTGAGTATGTGCTATCTGACAATTTCCAAACGGTTAACCGTGTTAAACGTCAAAAAACGGCTTGGTGTCGATTTGAAGTTATGAACGAACAAAACGGCTTAGTTGAGCACGTTTACATTTCTGAAAAGTTTGGAAAAGGCTCATTTGATGTCAATGAAAATCCCTTTGTTGAAAAAGTGGCTTTAATAGACCCATATCTTACACCCGAAGAAGTAAGAGCGTATTGTCAGCAAAATAAAATACATAAATTCATTCGTCCCATTTTTTACCCGTTTATTGATGAAGCTTATTATCCTAAAGCCGAGTGGCACGCGGTTATTGAAAGCGGTTGGATGGAAGTAGCGAACTCAGTTCCTGCCTTGAAAAAAGCCATCTTTGAAAATCAAATGACAATCAAATTCAAAATTGATGTTGACCCGCGTTACTTCGAACAAGTGTACGCTGAAAAGTGGGGAAAAATGAGCGTCGAAGAGCGTATGAAAATCCGTGAACAATTGATTGATAAAATCAACGAATCCTTGGTAGGTAATGACAAAGCAGGCAAAACCATTCAGTCTTTGAAAATTGTTGACCGTGATGGTAAAGTATCTTCAGCGATTGAAATTACCGCTATTGATGACAAATTAAAAGATGGCTCTTACCTTCCAGAAGCCGAAGCGGCCAACTCTGAAATAGCTGTAGCCATTGGTGTTGATGCCTCGCTTATTGGTGGTGCGGGAATACCAGGTGGTAAAATTGGCGCAGGCTCAGGATCTGACAAACGTGTCGCCTTTGATGTACTGAACTCCTTGAAAAAATCAGATAGAGAAACCACCCTAGAAGTTTATGATTTTATAGCGCAATACAACGGCTGGGATTTAACTATTTGTGCCAGTTTCGAAAATACACGAATAGAAACTTTAGACAAAAACCCTACAGGAACAACAAACATTACCGCATGATACTAGCTTCAACTGCCGACTTAAAAAAATACATAGCTATAGGCGAAAGCTTCATCTTTGAAGACTTCGAACCTTACATTCTAAAAGCTGTAAACAAATTCACAAAAAAATACGTAGGCAACTTACATCTTGCTTTACAAGATATACCTACCGGTACAGATGCCGATATAAAACAACAAGCTCGTGAACAATTACGTAATGCCTTAGCCAACTTTGCTTGGTTTTTGTACTTGCCTCTAGCGCAATTACAAATTGATAGTTCCGGAATATCAATTTCAGTAAATGAAAACAAAAAGGCTGCCGAATGGTGGCAAATAAAAGACTTACGCCGTGAGTGTTTGCAATCGGGTCACGATGCTATGGATGAATTACTAGCTATTTTAGAAGCTAATCCTACTATTTTTCCAGTCTACTCAGTAAATTTCAGCTCCATCAATCACGAATTAGTAGTAAGTAATGCAGTTACTTTTTCTAAATATTACAATATTAATAACAGCCGATTAATTTATCTGGCCTTACAACATTCTATTCGAACAGTTGAAGACCAATTTTTACGCCCGTTTATGAGTAATGAATTACTCAGCACCATCAAATCACCCTGTACGGGAAAAGTTAATGATTTTAAAACCGAAATTAAAAAGGCTGTAGTAGCTTTCACAGTGGCTAAAATTGCAAACATCGGTTTGTTTATTCTCGATGATAAAGGCCTGCGAATCGATTTTGAGAATTTCATGGATGGAAATCGTTCGAATCCTACAAGTGGTAACACGTCCGAACAACTCGAACGATTAGCTATTGAACTGATGAATAACGGCACCAATTATCTCTCTGTTGCAACTGAAATTGTAAAATCAAACCCAACTGATTTTGCCTTTTTTTCTGATCCTTTAAACGAAAGAAAGGTACAACAAGGAAGATTATTCACTCACAATACTAAGGGAGTCTTAGGTTTATAATTTGTCCTATTTTTTCTTAGACCTATAATTGAAATTTGACGTATGATAAAAGCCTCACAAAATAAATTCGAATGTTCTTACGGTGTAGATCAAACGGCATCTCATCCAAAAGGTTTTTGGAATGCGAATACCAACACTCCTTATCTTTCTAATATAAAAGGAATGAAAGGAGATTATTATACTGTGGATAGTGAAGGAGTATTCAATGGTGAAATTTTCAAAATTAACGATCGCATAGAGTATGATGGTAATTCTTGGAGAAAAACGATAAACAATAATCAAGGTAATTCTTTAGAAAATAAGTCTAATTGGGTCTATTATTTCCCTTTCACAAACGCTCCTTCAAATCTTTTCATAACTAATTTAAATGCTTCTTCTCAAGTATTTTCTTCGAATAAAAACAAAATAAATTTCATATCCATAAGTTCAGATTTTCCTTATGGAGGGGATCTTAAAATTTCATCAATTGAAAGTCCAATTAATATATTTCAAGGAGATGTATTTATGATTGAATTTATCTATGATTCGACGATTAATCATTTACCTGAATTCTACAATGACATTAGAGTTCGTATAGGTATAGGTATATCTTCCGTAGAAACTGATTTTACAGGGCTTGACTTTTCTTTAAGAGGAAACTTTGAAATTTCTTCTCAGAGAAACTATAAAGAAGAAAGAGTCGATTCTAAAGTGAAATTTCAAAATGACGTGATTTATGTTGTTTATATCTCAAAAACTAAAAACGGCTATTCTCTCAAAATCTTGAAAAAATATTCAAATGAAATTTTAGTAGAACACGAATTTCAAGATATGACAGCTGCTGAATTACCAGGTTTAAGTGTATTTCCTTATACTAAAAACCTCGACAACAAAGAGGGTCGGTATAAAATAGATATAATTAAGGCAGGTTTTTTAATTAAAAATATATAAAAAAAAATATGATTTCAAAACCCTTATCTGCTGCCTTGTTAGTTTCTTCCATTTCATTAGGAATGGTAGCCTCTATTAAAACTTCTTTGTTTGTTTTTTTTTGGACTTTCATTTTAGACTTTGCAACAGGAATTCTAGCCAGCTGGGTTGAACATAAAAAAATGCCTGTAAGAGTATATGTTTTACAGTCCTCAAAAATGAGGGAATCAGTTGTCAAGGCCATAAGCTATTTTGTTTTTATCGCTTTGATTTTTGGGTTTGAAAAGGCTTTTGGAATAAAAACTTTTTCAATTCTAAATATTTCAGACAATCAATTCACGCTTACCACTATTGCTATTGCCTTTTGCTCGTTTATTGAATTCTTTTCGATTTTAGAAAACTGTAAGCGAAGCGGGTTTGATATTATAGGGAAGTCGCAAGAAGCGGCAAAAAAAACGTGGGAAATTATTAATTTTTTAAAAAATGGACAGAGTAACACTGGAGAGAATTGATCAAATCCACCCAAGATTAAGAGCGGATTTGAAAAACGATTATGAATTTATTAATTCGCAATTACCTAAAAATGTTCGTTTACGCTTTACTTTTACATATCGCTCGATAGACGAGCAAAATGATTTGTATGCTCAAGGTAGAACGAAGCCTGGGAAAATTGTTACCAATGCCAAGGGAGGGCAATCGATGCATAATTACGGCTTAGCATTTGATATTGTTCTGCTTTTTGATTATGACAATAATGAGAGTTTTGAAACGGCAAATTGGGATTTAAATGAAATTTTTATGAAAGTTGTAAACTATTTCAAGGCTAAAGGATGGGAATGGGGTGGAGACTGGAAACGTTTTAAAGATTACCCGCACTTTCAAATGACGTTTGGCAATGATTTGAAAAAACTTAAAGCAATGCCTACAATTATTAATAACGGATTGAAATACCCTAAACTATGACCACAAAACAAGAATTCTCGCAAGCATGGAGAAGCATAGGTAATATCTTCGCTGGTTTTGCTATCGGTGCGTTTGTGGCGTTTTTTGCTGTTAAATGCACCAATAGCAAAGAAATCGAACCAAAGATCGTGAAAGGTCGATTTCAAACGAATAAAATTAAGAACACGCCTATTAAGGCGGTTGTAGAGATAAAAAAGGAAACTGGAAAAAATTTGTCTAATTCTGAAAAAACAAAAAATATCTTTTTACAAAAGAAAATAGATCGCTTATTGAGTGATAATGAAAAGCTTTTAGCTGCGTTCGCAGTTGCTACTGTAGCCAAGAAAGACAGCTTATACAATGAAGCTATTGAATTGAACGAATTCTCAAAACCCTTTGAAGATAAGTTTATAAAAGCTGATGTTAGAGGTATTGCTCGTGGCACGGTGGAAAGTATTGTTTTAAATTACGAGATTCTACCACAGCCTGTAAAACAGAAGAATCATTTATACATAGGCTTTACAGCTGGGAATTCCGCCCAATTTGACAAACCTGTGTTTGGCGCGGGCCTTATGTATCAATTGAAAAAAGGAAACTTAATTCGACTTGGGTATGATTCTGATAAACGGGTAAGTTTAGGGTGTGATTTAAAGGTGTTTTAATTGTTTTCATAATTATTTGTTTGTTTAACCGTCAGAGAAATTCGGCGGTTTTTTGTTTTTTTATCTAAAAAGAGTGCATTTCGTCGATTATTTGTAAAAACATTTTTACGGCAACAATTATTGCCGTATATTTGTACGGTAGAAATGAAATAAAAACAATTAAATTGAAAGACTAAAAAAATGAAAAATCAAAATAACTTTTTTAAAAATACTTTTGCAGTATTTCAAATTTCAGATTTAAAAGAAATTGAAAATTTAACTCCTGACTATATTAGTAACCCATATATTAACAGTTATTACGATGGTGTTAAAATAGTTCGTTCAGAGAGATTTTCTTCAAAATATTTTTATACAGAAGAAGGTGTATATAGGTTGTCCGACCATTGGGGCGAATGTAGAAGTTGTTTCTGGCTTTTAGAAGAATTTGAAAACCAATTAAAAAACACAGTAGAGAATTACAATAAATGGTTATATAAACCAGAAGACTACAGGTTTTCGGACGAAGATTTTTTTTCTTCTTTTAAATTAGGATTTTGTAAATGGCAAAATTTTTATGAAATAAAAGAAAAAAACAATTCTGAATTAAAAAGTGATTCGCATTATATAATGATAGCTTTTAAAGATTGTTTTATATCTAAAAAAGTAAATGATATAACGCCAATTGCCCAACACCCTAACCATAAATCATCAGTAGTTAGTATTGTGGATGTTGATTTAAAATAAATTTAACATCAAATAAGAATGAAAGTGTTTTGTTATTCTGTAAGGCTTTCCAGTCTTACCTCTATAAGCGAGAAAGCTTATAAGGCTTCTGCCTATGATGGATCAGAGGCTATACTCCCAAAAAGTCAGGTGTTCGGTCAAGATTATTCCGTTTCAAAAAGTGAGGCGTACTGGATTAGCGAGTGGATTTTAAAACAAAAAGACTTGCAATATTCAGGTAAAAAAGAAGCTTGGTTTGATAGTGTAACTAGAAAAATGTTACCTACTTACAAAATCGAAAAACATGAGCCTGAAAAAATTGAACCAAAGGAAAACAATAACATTAAAAGATTAAAGAAATGAAAACTATAACTATACAAGAGTTATTTGATTTAATGAACGACAATAAAGAAATTGTTTCTTTGTTAAAACAAATATCTAATTTAGAAAATTACAAACGTGAATTAAAAAAGAAAATAATTATTGAAAAAAGACCTAATAAAGAATGGTTTAGGTTGAAAGAATACGACGGTAAAGAATTAACTCTTTATCATAAATACAAAGGAAAAGTAAATTGTTTAGTAAAGTTTGGAGCTGTTCAGTTTGAAAAAATGGAAGTTTTGCGATTAAATAAAAAAAAGAGAGAAAGTATTTTTTTAGACCCTTTAAAACTCTTTTTAGATGAGGAGAAAACAAAGCCTTTTATTGAATATACGGGATATAGTTATAAAGAGATAAACACAAATGTAACACCTAAAGAGGTTATTGACTTTATTGATAAAGAAAAGGAAAAAACAGAGATACAAAAAGCAGTTTTAATAGAAAAATTTAATTCTATAATACAAGAATTACCTTTGATTTTACACCAAAAAAACAAATGGAAAAGCCAAGTATATAAAATACAAGAAACAATGTGGTTTTATGGGAATAGTTTTTCTGTTCAATTGTACTACGAAAAGCCATTAAATTATAGTCATGGTGAATTATATTTATACTTAAACTTTGAATTAGATCAAAACACAGGAAAATTAACAAAACGTAAATGTTAACCTATGAAATTGTTGATATAGATTTAAATAAATATGAATACTTTACTCCCTAATCAATTTAATGCAAAAGCAAAAGCTTTCTACAACAAGGTTTTTGCTTTGTTTATGAAAATGGGCACAGGAAAAACTCGTGTAGCTGTAGAGTTGGTTAATGCTGTTGAAAATATTGATTTAGTAGTTTACATTGCGCCTTTGGATATTATAAAACCAAAAAGCGAAACGATAAGCTCAATAAAAGATGAAGTAAACAAGTGGGGTGGTTTCAACGCTACAGAAGTTGTTTACATTGGTATTGAAACCATTGGTATGTCTGACCGTCAATATTTGCAACTGTATAAAAAGATTTCAACGGCTTTAAATTGCTTTTTAATTGTTGACGAAAGTATCAAAGTCAAAAATATTGATGCTAAACGAACCAAAAGGGTAATTGAATACTCTAAAATGGTGCAATACAAGTTAATTCTAAATGGCGAACCCATGACTAGAGACTTACTAGATTTATGGTCGCAGTTCTACATATTGGATCCTGAAATACTAAACATGAGTTTAGCTGAGTTTAAGAATACTTTTTGTAAATACACAACCATTACAAAAAGCTTTCCTGGTACTTACAAAAGCTATACTAAGGAGTTTATAACAGGCTACGAAAATATAGATTATCTGTACTCGCTAATTGGAGAATATGTGTACGAATGTGATTTAGAATTGAATGTGCAGCAGATATATGAAACTGCCAACTATTCGCTATCAGATAACGATTTGAAAACTTACAATTTTTTGAAAGAAACATATTTGGATAATGAGAAGTTAATGGCGATGAACAATAACATTTTCTTGGAAATGACTCAGAAAATGCAACACGAATACAGTTGCACAAATGAAAAGACAGATATTGTGAGTGATTGGTTTAAAACCTACCCCGAAGAGAAAGCGATAATTTACTGTAATTATATTGTTTCTGCCGAACTATGCCGTGAGTTATATCCAAAAGCCTTGGTGTTAAACTATAATAGTTCCTTTGGTCATAACTTGCAAGACAGACCTTTTACCGTTTACTTTGACCAAACGTTTGACTGGGGAAAGATAGTTCAATCTTCAGCACGAAATTACCGTACTGGTCAAGAAAATGATTGTCGTTATTTGCGTCTAGTAGCAAATGTTGGACTAGGAAAATTATACCTTGATAATAATTTTAAGAAATTAGGTCTTTCTGAATATTTAAAAAAAATAAGCAAAGAAAAATTAAAAGAGATTTTATGACAGTTTACGAAGCAGCAATAAGTAGAATTGAATTTATATTTCAAGAATTTGATCAAGTTGTCATTTCTTTCTCAGGAGGAAAAGACAGCGGTGTTATGCTTAATTTAGCTTTAGAATATGCTAATAAAACAAATCAATTAGATAAGCTTTCCGTATACCACATGGATTACGAGGGGCAATACCAAATGACAACTGATTATGTTACTAGGGTTTTTCAAAGTTTGCCTGAAAAGGTGAAAAAATTTTGGTTTTGTCTTCCTGTTAAAGCGCAATGTTCTACGAGTATGTTTCAGTCTTTTTGGCAACCTTGGAAGCTTTCGGAAAAAGAGATATGGTGCCGAGACCTCCCGAATGATTGTATTAACGAAAGTAACTTTAATTTAGGTTTTGATTACGAAGTGTCTGATTACGAGTTCAACATTAAGTTTGCTAAACATATTTCAAAAATCAAAAAAACATGCTTCTTAATAGGGATTAGAACTCAGGAAAGCTTGCATAGATACAAAGCGGTGAACAAGTTTTCGGACAAAAACGAATACAAGTCCAAAAAATACACCTCTAAAGTTTCTGAAAATTGTTTCAATGCGTACCCAATTTATGATTGGACTACAGAAGATATTTGGACAGCTAATGCTAAATTCTATTACGACTATAACAAATTGTATGATTTGATGTATCAAGCAGGCGTTCCTATACATTCAATGAGAGTAGCCAGTCCTTTTAATGATTGCGCAACTGAAAGCTTAAAACTTTACAAGGTAATTGACCCTAACAATTGGGGAAAATTAATAGGAAGAGTGAACGGGGTTAATTTTGCTGGTCTGTACGGAGGCACAACTGCTATGGGGTGGAATTCAATTACAAAGCCTTCTCACTTTACGTGGAAGGAATATATGTACTTTCTTTTAGATACATTGCCCGAAGAAACTAGGGAAAATTATTTAAGAAAATTAAAAGTATCTTTTGATTATTGGCTTGAAAACGGAGGTGCGTTGCCTGTTGATGTTGCTAATGAATTGCCAAAGGATTTAGGTTTCGAGGATTTAGGATCTCCTAAAAACAATAGGAACTACACTACTGATTATAGAGTAATTAAGTTTAAAGAATACTTAGACGAAATTGATATAAAAAACCCAAATTTACTACCAACCTATAAGCGAATGTGCATAGCTATAATGAAGAATGACACTTCTTGTAAGACACTCGGTTTTGGACAGACAAAACAAGAGCTAACAAGGAGAAAAAATATAATTGAAAAATACAAAAGTTTACTATGAAAAGTCCTGTTTATAATGTGCTGGCTGTGCCAATAGAAAAAATACAAGCAAACAGCTATAACCCAAATAGTGTTGCTTCTCCTGAAATGAAATTATTGTATCAATCGATAAAAGAAGACGGTTATACAATGCCTGTAGTTTGTTATTATTTGTCAGAAAGTGATACTTACGAAATTGTAGATGGCTTTCATCGATATACAATTATGAAATCACATAAGGATATTTTTGACCGAGAAAAGGGATGCTTACCTGTTGTGGTTATAGATAAAGATGTTACAAATAGAATGGCATCTACTATCAGGCATAATAGAGCACGCGGATCTCATTCCATCGAATTAATGAGTAATATTGTTTCAGAACTTGTTAAAGCAGGAATGGGCGATGCTTGGATACTAAAAAACATAGGTATGGATGCAGACGAACTATTAAGGCTGAAACAAGTTTCAGGACTTGCTGAATTATTCAAGAATAATAATTTTTCACTATCAAAAGAAAAATAATGACCCCACAAGAAGAACTTGAAAAAATAATTTTTGACTTAGGTGTGTCAAAAGTTAAAATAGCTGAGATTTTAGGATTAAGCTACAATACATTATCTAAAATGCTCTTGGACAACCAACCAAGGCATAACGTGAACGTTGGACACGTTGAAAAAGTCAAAGCTTATTATAAAGCTTTAGTAAGTAAAATGTAAAGATTATCTAAAAACACTTGTACGGCAATAATTATTGCCGTATATTTGTACGGTAGAAATGAAATAATACTAAAAAAATGAAAAAAACAGTAACAGCGTATCATGGGACAGACAGAGTCTTTGATCAATTTTCTTTAAATGCAGAAAAAAGAAGTCATGGAACAAAAGGAGGAATATGGTTTTCTAGCTGTCCTTGTGTTGCTCACAGCTATACAAATCACGCAGCATATAATGAAAAATACTACATCAAAGCTCTTAAACATGGAGATATAAACGGGGAATCAATAGGAAATTCTTCGATAATTAAATGTAAATTATTTTTCTTAAACCCTTTGTATTTTGATGCAAAAGGAAATCACTCAGGTGATTTGACAGGTTTAAGAAAAGTTAAGCCGCATGAAGTTTGTTGTGGTTTGATCAAACCAATCACAATGGCTGATCTCTTTTTAGATGCTGTAGAAAGAGGACACGATGGAGTAATCGTGGAAAATGTAGAAGATTTAGGCGGATTTTCTTTTATGATAAAAGAAAAAGGCAGTGCCTTAAGCACAATATATGGTGTTGTAAGCCCAGAACAAATAGTTTTTTAATATTTTAAAAAACGACTTTTAAGATCGCTTATTTTCGTCCTATTTTTTTTACTTTCCATCCTTGACCTTTGAAAAAAATAAAATTATGAGTCAAGAAAAATTAAACAGTCTAAAACTTCGCAAATCGCGTTTACTTTCAGAAATAGAAATGCTAACAGAGGTAAGCCCTTTAATGTATCGTAATTTGGGTAAACTAACAGCTGATATTTACCTGCTAGAAAAACAAATGGTAAGAGAAAACGCTTAACCATGGCTGTGCGTTTGAACATTCCTGAAACATGGGACCAGCTTTCTCCATCACAATTTCAAAAAATTGTCTCCTTGTTTCACTCTTCAGAGCCTTCTATCCAACAGGAGTACCAGGCATTTCGAATTTTGCTCAACGCTCGCTGGTACCAATGGATAAAAAAAGCACGCATCCGCTGGCTACTTCGCACGGAACCTCGTTCGGTATGGTTGCCTTTTTACGAGTTTTTGTATCAAAAATGCACGCGTACGGTCTTTGTACCTGAAATAAAGGCAAATGGAAAAACCTATTATGCGCCTAACAATCGTTTGAATAATCTTTCCGCGGTAGAGTTTGCCGTGGCGAACGACCTTCATGTGGTGTGGCGTAGCAAGCAAAGTACGGAAGCTTTGCTATTGCTGTTTCACGTGCTGTATTCTGAATCTAAAAAACGTGCACCGTTTGACAAACTGGCATTAGACAAAAAAACGGCTGAAAAAATACCGCTACCCGTACTATTAGCTACAGAGGCTACTTTTTTAGGCTCACTCAATCACATGAGTAGCAAATTCCCAAAGGTTTTTCCTGCCTCTCAAAAAAACAAACAGAGCAAGCACGTGAGTTTTGAAAAGATTATACTAGCCATGGCCAAAGGGGATTTATCGAAACTATCGACGATTGAAAATGTAAACATTTACAAGTTTCTGGAACAGTTTCAGGACGATATTAAGGAAGCTAACGAACGTAAACGACAACAACGATGAGAAACACCACACACGCTAATATAGTAGCTTTTCACCAGCGCATTCAGCAAGCACACAAAGAGATTAACGGGTTTTATCGTTTTAATTGGAACGAAATCAACAACGCATTTCGTCGTGGCATACCTACGCCAGCGTTGTTGCTCGAAAGCCACAGCATGGGACTGAAACCAAATGCTAACGGTACGGCGCATTTTTCTGAACGTGCCATATCCTTCTTACTGCTTGACCATACGGGCAAAGCTGATAACTACACCAAGCAGGAAGAGGTATTGGACAGGCTAGAAAATATCATGCTTGACATTTGTACGTATTTGAACAAAATAAGCAAAGACCCTGCTACACTGAAAAGCATAGGAAAAATAGACCTAAACAGTATTGAGGTAGAAAAAGTAGGTCCCGTGTTTGATAATATGTACGGCTGGAACATTCGTTATTTGCTTACCGCCCACGAGCCTTTATGTTATGACGCTACTCGCTGGGAATGGTGATTTTTTAGTGAATTCTAAACATTTGTATATACAAATAAAACATTTGCAAAACTCTATTATATTAGAGTTCTTTTACTTATATTTGCTGTACTAGTTTTTTAGTTTGGTTTATTAGATTAAAATTGTTCTCAAAAAGCCCTTTATGACCCTTTGAAAAGGGCTTTTTTTCTATTATCTACCTGTCTATTTTCTATTCTCTCTTCTCTCTTCTCTATCCTCTCTTATCTATTCTCTCAAAAAACCTGTCCTATTTTACCTCCACCCCCTGCCTGATATTTGTACAAAACAATAACCATGGCTGGCGAAATAGACATCTTTCTGGCAGAACAACAAACAGGTAAAGCCTTTGCTTCACGTGTTAAACGCAATCTCTTAGCTTCTATACGATCAAAAACCAAACAAAAAACAGGTAAAGCGTTCAAAACTTCTGTAAAACCCGTGTTTAAGAACGGCTTTTTAGACCGTATCACCATTACTACGCCCTACTATATCTACCCAATCCTTACGGTAGGTTTCGAAGGAACTAAAAAAAACGGGGTAAACGCCCGCTTAAAAGCCCTCGATTTTTTTAACGAGGCGTTAGAGAATGGCAAACTCGTAAACGACCTAGCCGATGCTATAGGCGCACAACGTGCCGAGCAAGTTGTAGCACGTATAAACTTAACACGTAGCGGTAATGAGTAGAGAGAATGTAACGCGTAGAATTTCCATATTTGTCAATAATGAGGAAGTGCAAAACTCTCTTAGAGGGGTTGAAAGCGCTATATCAGAAGTGCGTAACCGCTTGCGTAACTTGAATGCTGATTCTAGCGATTACGACCAGCAAAGCCGTGAACTTTCAGAAACTTTAGTACAACTACGCACCCGTCAAGGGGAATTTCGTCAGGAATTAGGTTTAACCCAACAAGAGCTTCAGCAAACAGGACAAACCGTAGGCGGATTGCGTGGTGCTTTATCTGGAATTTGGGATTCGCTACTGTCAGGCGATTTGGAAGGGGCAAAAGAGGGTATTATAGGTTTACGCACAGTCATGAAAGGTTTAGTCAAATCCTCCATGGAATTCATAGCTACGCCTATAGGTGCTACTATAGCGATTTTAGCTGGAATAGCCAAAGGGGCTAAAGAGTTGTTCGACTACAACATGGAACTCAACAATATGAATACGGAGTTGCGCGCCTTAGGGGTCAATGCCAAGGAAGTTTCTAAAGTGCGTGATGAGATAAAAGCTACCGCCGATACATTTGAAAAAGATTTTAAGGAAGTAGCCGAAAAAGCTAACTCACTTTCTAAAACCTACGGCATTTCTATGTCCGAAGCGAACGCTGTTATCGCTCGTGGCTTAGCCGATGGAGGGGCGCAAAATGAGGAATTTTTAGATTCTTTGGGCGAGTATGATGAGTTTTTTGCAAAGGCTGGTTTCTCAGCCAAGGAGTTTGCCGATGTGATAAACACAGGCTACGATTTAGGTATTTACCAGGACAAACTCCCTGATGCACTCAAAGAAGCCGATTTATCTTTGAAAGAAAACACCAAGGCTACCCGAGATGCATTAGTCAATGCCTTTGGGGCTACTTTTTCAGATGAAATTCTGAACAAGGTAAAAACAGGTGAAATGACCACTAAGCAAGCCCTAGATGCTATTGCTAAAAAAGCAGGGGAATCGCAACTGTCACAACAACAATATGCGCAATTAACCGCCGATGTGTTTAAAGGTGCGGGTGAAGACGCTGGTGGAGCGCAAAAAGTATTGGAAGCATTAGGTAAAGCTTCCAGACGTGAACTGGACGAAACCGCTAAAGCCAGCATCAAATTAGCCGAATCTAATGAACGTTTGAATAAAGCGCAATCGGAAATATTTGAAATAAAGAGCTTTAGTGATGTTTGGACACAAATAAAAACTGCTGCTACAGATGCACTAGCCTCTGTATTTGAATGGTTAAAAAAGGTAAAAGTTCAGATCCAACCGCTTATTGACTTAGTAGGCATCGCTTTTGCCTCGGCATGGGATTCTTTGAAAATGATTTTTGTTTCTGCTTTTGATATTATTGGGGGCGGTTTGAATTCCTTTTTTGCCTTGTTTGGTGGGATTATTAATGCCATCGTCAAATTACTAAAAGGAGACTTTAAAGGTGCTTGGAAAGCTTTGACTGATGGTATGTACAACGCCATGGCGCACATTGGTAATATCTTCATGGCTTTAGAACGTAATATAGTTACGTTTCTTCAAAATATTCTGAAAAACACAGCGCCTATTTTAGATGCATTGGGTTTAGACATCAAAAAAATACACGGCTTTTTAGAAAGCTTGAAGATTGATGATTTCAAAATAAAAGGGGAAGTCAACACCAAAAAAACCGAAGAAAAAAAAACCACTACCAAGCAACAAACTTTTGGCGATGGTGGCGGTGGCGCTACTGCCGATGCTGAAAAGGCACGCCAAGAAGCGGAAGCCAAACGCCGTGCGGATGCTGAAAAAGAAAAAGCTAAACAAAAAGCTGAAGAAGAAAAAGCAGCGAAGGATGCTTATGATAGAGCAAAAGCGTTAGCTGATGCTAAAACAAATTTGGCTAAGGCTCAGCTTGATAGATATATTTTTGATTTACGTTCAAATATCGATAAAGAAAAAGCTCTAACACCCGAAATATTAGCGGATGAAATTCATCGATTAAAACAAATAGAAGACGCACGAATCAAATTCAATAACGATGAATTAGCGCGTAAAATTGCCGATTTAGAAGCAAAAGCTGTTTTAGAAAAAACGTCTCTTGAAATTTTAAATGCAGAAAAAGAAGCGTTAACCCTTGAGTACCAATTAAAAAATCAAGAATTAGAACTTGGTTTTCAACAATCAACCGATGTTTTAAAAAAACAATATGAAGAAAAGCAAAAAACACTAAAAGCCGAACAGTTGGCTATTCATAATGAGCTAGCTCTTGCGGAGGCAGACTCTAAATATGAAGAAGATGTTTTAAGAGACAAACAACGTTTAGCTGAAGAATTAGCTCGATACACAAAGTTACGTGACGAAAAAAAAATAACTGATTTAGAATTAGCAAGTTTTAAGGCTGCATTAGACGAAAAAAGCAAACAATTAGAGAGACAGCGTGAAGTAGCGGCGGTAAATAGCACATTGGGAGCATTAGGCACTTTATCTACTGCATTAAGCCAAATGTTTGGACAAACAAAAGAAATGGCTATTGTTCAGGCAAATATATCGGCCGCACAATCTATATTGTCTATTTGGGCGGCAACACCTATAGGTCCAGCACCTGTGGATTTTGCAATAAAAGGAATTTTAACTGCAGCAGTAGCGATACAAACTGTTTCAAAAATTAGAGACATTCAAAATCAAAAAGAACCAGCTAAACCAAACATAAAAAAAGAAAGTGGCTTTTACTACGGTGGTTTTACTGGAATCAATCCTGCTTTAGGCTATGACGAATATGGTCCAGTAACTGGATATGTCCATAAAAATGAGTATGTAGTACCTGAGGTAATGACACAAGATCCAGCCGTTGCACCCACTATTCAATGGCTAGAGGCTAAACGCCAGCAAAAACTAAAAGGTTATGTAGACGGAGGTAGTACGTCACCAAGCGCATTACCAGCACCTAGCCCACAAGCAAACACAGAACAAACGGCTTTAGCTGTTGAAATTGCAAAACTAAACAACCTTCTTAGCCTAGGGATTACCGCAAAAGTATTTATAGGATATGAGCAGATTCAGCGAATATCTGCAATGCAAGAAGATATTAATAATTCTAAAAATAACAGTCAATTATGATTTATATTAATGCCGCTCCTGAAAAAGATCAGATTATTCTAAACGGAAACGAATCTATTATATCTGTTTCTTCTACAAGAGGTAAAGGTTTCTATTTTTTAGCAGAAATAAAACTTGGCGATGTTGTGTATGATATACAGCAATGGTCAAGGAAGGATAGTCATACTTCCGAAAAAAATATAAAAAATATGTTTAAACATCAATTCAAACATATTTTTGAAGATCTTCAAAAATCTGAAATAAAACTTGAAACTGATAAATTATTAAAAGTTTCTATCGTTATTAAAGAATATGATTTAGATAAAAATATTTTGCATGATAGTATTAAATTGCCTGATTTTTTCATTCTTTACTCAGATTTTCCTGCTTTTTTTGATGATAAGAAAAAAATCCAATTATTAGGAGTCCTTTCAGAAGTATTAGTAATTTCTTCAACGGGTAAGATTTCTATTCCTTTTTTAGTGAATGGAAACGATGAAACGATGAAAGTTTCTTTAATTTCTGAGGATAAAACTGTTTTGGATAGTCATTTAATAAAAAATATTAAAGGGAAAAATATTTTTTCTTATAGGAATATCATTGATTCTAACTATTCTAAGTTTAATTTTGTTGAATTAAACTTAGAAATAGACGGATTTATTATTTCTAAAAAAATAAAATTCTTAAAATCATCATACTATGATATTAATGAGTTCTGTTTTCGTAATAATTTTGGTTTTTTCACTTATTTTTATTGTTTCGGCCTAAAAAAAATCGAACTGAATTACGATCGTAAATCATATAAATCTTTTGATTATAATGATATTCCGTATGATTTGAATGAAGAAGTATTCTATACCTTGAATACATCCTATTTCTCTGAAAAAGAACAACCAGTTTTAAGAGAGATAATGAATTCTTTGGACGTTAAATTAAAAGAAAACAATGTTTGGCTTGATTTGGCCAATAATACAAAGAAACTGCTTTTAGAAAAGAGTAAGCAACACCTATATGATGTTGATCTTACTTTCAAATTAATCAAAAAACAAATTTTCACGCCTTTAAATCATAAAGAAATGAATGCCTTTGTCCGTATAGACAATATATCACTAGTGGCTAATGAACTAGGGACATATAGTATATCATTTTCTACTAATATAGATTGGATAGATCTTGTATTAGAGTCTTCTAATGATACTATTATATGGGGTTTTATAACAGGAATTAGCCGATTTTCTTCTGATATTTCTCAATCATTCATATTTGGAAACACTGAATCAAGTAGATTCTACAGGTTACGCGTGACTTATGATAAGAAGTCATATTATTCACCTTCTTTTAAATTATTTTGAAAAAATGGATTTTATAAAAATAAAAAAGAACAACATATATTTAGATTATGTGTCTGATTCTTTAACTATTAAAGAGGAAAATTATTCTTTTTCTTCTGAAATAAAACTAAACAGTTCTTCTTTCCCTTTTCTTATAATAGAAAATGAGAATACATCATTAGTCTTAGGATCTAGAGATATTACGTCTATAAATAAGAAGAAAAATATTTCTGTAGAAGTAGAATTATTAGGTATCACTTATGAGGGGGTTTTATCTACAATTTCTCTGATACCTGGATTTAGAAAATGCAATATCAAGTTTTTCACCCCTATTTTTTCTCTTTTAACAAAAAATATAGGATCGTTCATGCCTGTTATTAGTGTTATTCCTAATGAAAATAATCCTGAACCTTATACTTCTTCAGCTAGGATAAGAACGAAAGGATTTCAGTTTTGGAAAGAATTTCCAAAAAAATATATAAATAAAGGATACCCTGAAGTGAAATTTAATTTTCCATCAATTTTTCACCCCTATAAACATGAAAAAAAAGAATATTGGAAAGATTACAAAGAGTATATTAATTGTTTTGATTCTGAAAAAAATTTTCTTATAAATGATTTTTCAACAGATTTCTATAACAATAGTATCTTTTTCAATCAAAACGAAGCAACTCCTTATCTATACTTATTATCTGTATTAGAATTTGTTTTTTCTAGTATAAATTATAAAGTCAAAGGGTCTTTTTTTGATTCTGATTTTATAAAAAAAATTATGATTTTTTCTGAAAACTCTAATATATGCGATACAGATTTGTTTGTGACAGAACAAGAAGTATCCTTTGATTCAATACCTTTTTTTTGGGAACCTACAAAAGAGTACTATTCTCTTTTGTCTAGTCTTGATCCTAATGATGCAAACGTAATTATTGAATATGATTTCGAAATTACCGAAACTGATCTTAATAATGGTTTGAAAAACATAAAAATAAGATCTTCTCTATTTGGTTTAGAAGAGTTATTATTTTCCGATTTGAAAGTAGGAAAATACAAAGGATTTTACGAAACCGTAATATACGGTATGGATCAGCTTCTTTTAGTGAGTTCTACACCTTATAAACATAGAAGATTAGACCTGAAAGTATTGAAAACACCTTTTAAAAATTCAGAAAAAGCTTTCAAACAAATACATCCTACAATTGATTTTTCTAGGTATGTTCCTGATAAAACCGTAGGATCTTTTTTAAATGAGTTAAAAAAAATGTTTAACCTAAAACTTGTGATCGATGATTTTGAAAAGACTGTTTCATTAGATTTAATTGAATTAGATTTGTATAATAATCCTTTAGTATTGAATCGTGTTTTACATATAAATTCTTTTGAAATTGTTTCTTACGTGTCTTTTTTATTTAAAATGAAAGATGAACAAGAGTCTATTTATATAGATCTGAAAGGATCATCTCCTTATATAAATCAATCTAAAGATGATTGTATTATAATTGAAAGTGATTTCAAAATTTTGAGTCATAATAAAACAACTTCAGAAATTAATAAGTCTTTCGAGGAAAAACAAGGAATAGGTCTATTTCTTTATGACGAAAAGAAGTCTCCTTATACTTCTTTTAATTTTGAAGGCCAAAGTTTAAGTTTAAAAGACACATACGAATATTATTGGAAAAAAACCTTAGGAATAAGGTTAAATTCTTCTTCATGCGAATTTTCAGGGTTATTTTCGTTGACAGAACTTAATCTTATAAGAGAAGTAGAAGACGTTTTTATCAATAATCAACATTATAAGATAATTAGTATTGAATATTCTAAGGAAACAGAAAATTTTGTTTATCTCAAACTAAAATTAGAATCTGTTTATATATGAAAAAACGCTTTTTTAGAAAGTTTTTTTAAAAACTAAAAAAACTTTCTTTGATAACTGAATCTACGTGATTCCTTCTTTGTGCGTAAATTTCAGTAATCTTAATATCATAATGCCTGGCTTGATTTCTTACTTTTATGGCTGGAACTCCAGAATTTAGTAAATCTGTAATACCAGTATCTTTCAAACCGTAAAACTGATATTCATTTCCTAAATTGAGTTTTTGTCTTAAAATATCCCAGCCGTTAGCTATTTTGCGAACAGGCATAGGATCTTTTCCTGGTAAATATTTGTTTTTAGAAAAAACAAAATAGTCTGGATCTAAATCCTTAATATGTTGAGAAATTATAGATAAATATTTATTAGGAATTGTTACTGCTTCGTCTCTTTTATTTTTTGATATTTCACTTGAAACAAAAATAACTCCTTTATCTAAATCAATATCTTTTACTTTTAGTTTTCTAAGTTCTGTGTTTCTAATAAAACAGTAATAAGTCATTAAGCATAATGTTGGATATCCGTTATTAAGAGTTTTGAAGTATTCTTTAATTTTTATTTTTACATTTTCTTCAAAAGCAACTCTTTTCTTTGTGGTAATTTTTAATTGTGCTATCCCAATGGCTGGATTTTCTGCTAATATTCCTCTTTGAACTAGGAATGAACAAAAAACCTTCAAAAACGTTAAGTGATTGTTTCGAGTCCTTGGAGAACTTGCTCTTTGGATGTAAATCCAATCTAAATAATCAATACAAAATTTTCGATTAATTTCTAGTGCAAAAGTTATTTTTGCTTTTGTTTCAACAAATAATTGTATGAGATTGCAATTAGAAGAATAACTTCTTTTTGTATCGGCTCTTAAAACCGAGTCTGCAACTTGTTTGTCAATTCCCTTTAAAAATTCAAGAATAGCTTGTTTAAAACTTTTATAATTCTTTCCTGTTTCTTCTAAATAGGGAGACCATCCATTGACTAGTTTTTTATTTATTTCGAGTACTATTTTTTTAGCATGACGTAAGCGTTCGGTTTTATCTTTTAAAATAGGTACTCTTACTCTTTGACGTTCAAGTTTCTTATTAGTGGGATTTTTAGAGTAATAAACGATAATCCATTCTTTGTTTACTTTTAGTTCGGCAGGTTTGTAGTCTATAAAAGCCGTAACCTTTACTTGATTTATTGAGTTTTCAAATTTTTCCAT